ACGGTGTAATTTGCCACCCAGAAACCAATGTTTATCTCCATTATCATAAACTTCTACTTTGTATGTCTTCATTTAATTGTTCCTTATTTCAATTCTGTAAACTTAGATGTCACATCTTTGTCGAATCTAACTTCAACAAACCTAGGCAAGAACAAACTATATTGACCGGTTTTCTTGTCCGTGATTAGCTGATTATAAAGCACTTCTACAATTTCGCCGATATATTTTTCATCGAAGAGTTTCTTTCGTTGTTCATCGGAAAATCCTGTGCCTACATTTACTTCGATTGTACCATCATCTGTTTCACATTCAAATGCACCAAGCATTCCAGCATATTTACCTGTGCCCTCGATTAGGCCAACAATTCGCATCTCAATTGTCTCCTCTGCCTTCATCTTGCCGATGCCTTTTACTCGTTTCGGCTCCCATGTTTGTTTTGTGTTTTTCATCATTGCGCCTTCGTGTCCAGCTGCAATGCACTCTTCAAACATCTTTTGTGCTTCTTCAGGAGAATTTATTGTACGAGTTTCAGCCAAAGTAATCATGTTATTTGTCAATGAAGCACTCATTGCATCAGTGAGTGTCTTTAATCTAATGTCATAAGGAATCTTGCTCGTTGCATCTACAATATCCCATGTTACCATACGAATAGTATTAGCTTCTTCTTGAGTGATTGTACCTTTATTGGCTTTACTGATTATGCCATTGCCAGTTTTTCTATCAATGATTTTACCGTCTCTAACAACCAACAGTTCGCCGTCTATTGTTACTGTATCATCACCGAATGCAGTTTTCATCTGCTCATCGAATATTCCCAGTGTTTGGATTTCTTTTCCATTGCGAGACCATGCTGATGCTTTTTTACCATCCCAGATTAGGTGGCACCTTGCACCATCGAATTTTATCTGTCCGAAACATGGATATTTGATACCAGAAATGTCTTTGTGTGCTAACATCACATCAAATACTGGTACAATACCAGGCCAAACTCTGGCGGCCAATGTATCACTTGTATTACAACGAAGGTCTCGTTGGATGATGCGCTCAAAAACAGTACAATTTCCTGGGTTGTTCATCATCTGTAGAACAAACTTCAAGTGATTTGTTGCATTGTTTCCAGTCAATTCTCGTGAAGAGAACTTTTGAAGTTCTTTCATTGTTGATTCGAGTGACCAGTCACCCGGTGTTGGAGAACCGATTCGATACTCTGGAATCTGCTTGATACCGTATGTAACCGTTTTATCATACGCTGCTTTAAATACATTCTTGAGCAGCACATTGTTCTTTTCACGTTCTAGGATTTTAACTTTTGCATTCGTGGAGGGTTCTGCGGCCAATTCACTTAAGATGTTAAAGATGCTGCTCATTTGGAGTCTCCATTTAGTTCACCTTAATCATTATAAAGAAAGTTAATTAATTGTCAATTTCTCTTTAAAATCATTGTGTTATTAAAGAGATTTTATCACAAATATTGAATTTTAGTGCGTCCTCGGCAGACATGTACACATCCTCAGATGGCAATAGAAACTTCTTGATGTTTGCAACAGATAATTTTGTGTGCTTTTTATAATGATTCAACATTCTATCATAAGTCAATCTGTATTCTTTATTGATTGCGATGAGTTCATTGTGTTTACCCTCGAATCCCCACGAATATTGATGGCTCATTATAGATGTATTTGGAGTTAGAATTCTATGTCCACTTGCACCAGCCAAGAAAATCATAAGACCTGCACTTTGAACACAACCGAGTCCTATTGTTCTAACTGGTATAGATGAACTGTCCATGATATCAATGATTGCGTATGCATCCAAAAGAGAACCGCCGGGACTATTGATAATCAGATTTAAAACGTCCGGTCTTGGTTGCGTTGAATAATTAGAATTCAAAATCCATTCGCATACTCTCCAGGCTGAATTATTATCAATGTCTTCAAAGAGTAAATAAATGTTCGCAAGGGACTGTTCAGTTCTTTGGTTTTCTTCTTTATCTGTATTTTTCATTTAGGAGGAAATTCCTTTAATTTTTTTACCAACAAATTGAACCAATTTTTTCTACTCTCTTCAAAGACCAAAACTTTATTCTCGTTATCTATTGCCATTAAAATAACAAGTTTGTCAATTTTTATTCCGTATATTTCCTGAATCATTAAACTGTAAATCGATGTTTGCAAAAAATAACTCGTGATATCCTCTTTTGACTTTCTGTTTTTTGAAGTTTTAAAGTCTATAAGAGATAAGACTCCTTCATATTCTGCAACACAATCTACTGTCCCAGCCAATCTCATTGCATCAGAATATAATGGATATTCAAGCGCGTGAACGTTGTTGATATGTTCATCCGCTATCTTTGCAAGAGGTTTAAATAACATACCATCTAACATGGAAAGTTTTTCTATTTTTTTATTTTTTAGATATTGTTCAATGTTTTCATGTAATGTTGTTCCTCGTTTTGATGCTCTGTCGAGTGTTTTTTTAGCAACAGATTCACCAACATTCTTTTTCCACTCGTCTATCCACGATTTATCCTCTATCCTAGATAACCATGTTGTGACAGATTCGTATTTATTACCAGATGGTGTAACATATCGTCTGCCATCGGGTGAATCTAATCTTTCTAAATTTACTCGAATGAGTGGCGAATGAAGGAAACTCATCCTTTAACATCTACAATTGTGGAGGATGTATTCAATTGAGACCCAGGTGTATCTCTGTGTATCTGATTTAGTTTTTCCTCAAACTTTGAACCTTTCAATGTATTTCTTGTCGCCTTTAATACACCTATAGAAAGCGCAACAGTAGGTGCTGTTACTCCTTGTATGACACTGTTAGATTCACCACATGCAGGGCAAACTTCATTTTCTGGTTGTTTTCTATTTGCAATCTTTGAGAATAAATCGAAATTGTAATTGCATTTATTACAAGAATATGTATATGTTGGCATCAAAAAACCTTTTCTACACGAACATTGTTCTTTTTTAACCAGTCAATTCCTGAGGAATCTCTATAATCAGTGGAATAATAAACTGATTTTATCCCGGCTCCTACAATAATCTTAGCACAATGAATGCAAGGAGAATGTGTTAAAAAGACTGTGCCTCCCTTAGTTGAAACACCCTGAAGCATTAATTTTGAAAATACAGCCTCTTCAGCATGAGACACTTCATCCTTTGTCTTTAATTCAACATGACCGTTTTCAGTTATTACACTGCGCTCACATTCGTTACTACCACCAGCTGGCAGACCGTTTATCCCGATGCTCATCACTCCATCTGGCGACACAAACATAGCACCAACCTTCAGTCGTTTTGCATGAGATTCTTCTGCTATGCGATGTGTCAAATCCATATACATGTGAATCCATTTTTCCTTCATGTCAGACCTTCACGTATTTTGGAAACACCTTAGCAACCAATTCACCTGTAACAGATGGATATAATTCAGTCAATGCTTTGTCTTTTGCGGAACAAAGAATTTCCGCGTCTTTCAATGGGCAATTAGTCAATACTTCATAGAAAATCTCTTCTTTCTTGAATTTCTTCAAATCATTTCCTGGTACACAATGCCTCAATCTGGCGATGGTAGAACCCAATTGTCCCATAAAATCCGGGTGAGTCAACATATCCATATCTTTTGGGTCCATCGGTGGCATTCCTTCTGGCAAATCCAATTTGACAGTAGAATTGAAATTCAAAGATAAGATAAAATTCAAAGGAGGTCTAGAAGCATATTCTTTGATGAGTTGCAATTTCCGTGTTTCATCTTTTTCTTTTTCAATTTCATCCAATTGTTCATAACAATGAATCGGCTTTACCACTCTACCGTTTATGACAGTCATTTTGTTTCTCCTTTAATTAAAAATCAGCCGCTGAATTCAATAGCAACTTCATTCGATGTGCATTTAAATAATTAAACACCTTTGCCTTAGTGCCTTTGATGTTGTAATTTTCATACGCAGATACAATATCATTATATACCTTTTGTGGTATAGAGTCAAAATCTATCAACTTTTCATTTCGTTTATAATTGCGCTGTTCAATTTCGTCCAGACATGCATCATATCCTTTACTATAAAAATCTTCGAGTCTAGCTGTCTTGAAAGGTTTAGCACGAGTAGAAATGTTATTTGCTCTATCTTCTGCCCAGATGTCTCCATTTACAATAGATGGTATATTGTCGCCTGAATCACCACAGCAAATATGCTCAATCAGAAATTGTGATGGATTTTTACACACGACTTTCTTCTTCATTACATTATTCCATTGAGTAACATTTCTGTATTTCTGTAATTGTTGAAAATCATTATCAGTAGATGAAATAACAATTAAATCTGGTTCTTCTATTAATCCTCTATTAACTAATTCGTGTTTATCAAAATATTTTACTAAGCAAGCAATAATATCATCTGCCTCTGCTTGCTCCAATTTAAGTACTATATACGGGAAAATATCACCGAGTTCATCAATAAGTTCATTTAGGGTTTCAAAAACTATCTCCCAATTCAATCCCATTGTATCTCTATGATGTTTCCTGTGTCCCTTGTACCACGGGAATTCTGTTTTCCTCCAATAATTTCTGCCATCGCAACAAAGAATTACTCTGCCACCAAATCGTTTTTTAAGTGCTAACAATTGATTTAACGCAATGTGTTTGATTAAGTTTTTTTCATCACCATCACGGAATTCTTTTGCATTTGCTGCGACAGACGATATCACCATCTGGCTGAAATCGCATAAAATTATCATTTAGAATCTTTCTTTGTATAGACGAAGGACTTCATCTGCGAGTGGCACACAATCTTCGATGTGATTGACGTGCACGACTTGTTTATTGGACATTGCCGTTGTTAATGCATTGAGCCAAACTAACCCATCATTTTGTTGCTGTACTGGTGGTTGTGATTTGACTTCTAACCTTTCGGTGTTGTTCTTCCATCGGGCTGCTCTTGCCCTGGCTAATGCTTCTTTCTGTTTTTCTGATGCTGCCATAATAATTCTCCTTGTTATTGTTTCGGTCGTAAATCAAATGCATTTAACAATTAGTGTATCTTCATTCAATCTACCTACTGCCCTAGATTGAGTTCCTCTAATGTCATTATATAACTTGCTAAGTTGGCGACTTGTTAATGTTTGTACACCGAGCAAAATCGTTTCTGGTTTTCTAATGATTTTACCACCAGATTTTTCTGTATTCACATTGACAATAGTGATACCTTTAACTGTCAACTTCATACCATCCATAGCAACATATTTATACAGTCTGCGATTTTTTGTGTTGTACAACCACACTTCAGTGCTGTTGACAATTTTACTAGGGTGTTCAGATTTTAGCTTTGATATATCATCTGAATGACACCACTTAACATTTTTAACAATTTCGCTTGGTGGTTTAATTTTCGTAGCTCTTGGCTTTTTGGCCGCTTTAATTATAGCTGTTGCGACTTCACAAGATGATATTAATGATTGAATAAACTCACCATACTTTGTCAATTTGCGTTTAGTTAAAAATGAATAAGCTTCTACTAACTGCTCGTCTTTACCTGATATCGCCTCTTTTATTTCCTTAAGCATAGGCTTTAAGGAATCGGCGATTCTTTTTGTCATAGCAGGCTTAACATTGTTGCGTATGATATAACTCTTCGCATCAAATATAACACCATTCAAAAAAGAATCTACAGCAAAATTGAATTCCGCAATGTGTGTATTTAATAACTTTTCTTCTTGCAATTGTTTCAATCTCTCTTTTTCAATATTGACTTCTTCTATTTGTTCATTTTGTTGTACATTTTTTACTGATAATTCTATATATTTTTTATCAAGATAAGAAGAGTCCTTTATCTCTAAAGGCAATTCTCTCACGAATAACATGTGGGCTACTGCACCAGCCGTGGTGAAATAAGAATCTGGCACCTTAGATACTATCGAGATGTCTTTGTTTGTATTTTTCCAATAATCGAGTGTCCACTGTTTTTTCTTTTTGTTATCATCTACTTCCGTAGAATAATAAAAAAGATTTGAACGAAGAGAAACGTCATAATCAATTAAATTGAATTCTGGAAATTTCTCTTTTGATTTGAGTATTTCCCTTCCCTTTGATGCCGATGTCCTTGACATGTTACTTCACGATTGCTTCATATAATTCGACAAAATCCTCCGATTCAGCTGTCATTTTGTCGAAATTTTGCTTGTGATATGTCGTAATTAACTTGCGGATGTATTTCTTATTCAGTCCTTCAAACTTTTCTGCAAGGTCCTCCACGATTGCCTTTACCTGTTCCTTTTCAGATGCAATACGATTTAGAGAATCGTCTGCCTCTTTAATCGCAGCCAAAATTGTTGCTTGGTCAGCTGGGGAAGTGGGGATTACTACTTCTTTAGTCATGTTGTTTTCCTTTTATTGTGGAGTCTTTATGATAATAGGCACATTGGCTACTGTCAAATTTTGTGCCAATCTTTCACGTTGTCAAACAAAAATGACCGCCATTCTTGCAAATCAACATCAAAAACTGGCAAAACAGTCTTCTTAGCATCTTCGATTACAGGATTTACTCCACTAGGTTGGTCTTCGAGTGGAAGGTAATCAAAATTCAATGTACAGTCCATAATCCGCGTTTCGCCATTGAGTTTGGTGAATGTAACTTCTACAGGTCCTTCTTGGAGTGCTTCGATTAAAATTTCATTTTTGGATTTTCTCATTTTGATTCGCCTACCTTTCTGTTAGTTAAATTGTGCTTCGGATTTGGTTTGTAATTAGGATGCAACACCCAATTTTCTCCCAAATATTCTTTTGCTGCTTCCAATTTTTCTTCTTGTGTCTGTGTTGGCAAAACAGGAACATAAGAATCAAAATCTACATCTGAACTTATAGAATTTGCATAATTATTAATTTTCACATTACACCTCCACCAAAATACCTAAGACAAGTGCACATATCAGATTGTTCGTTGAATAAATTAAAATTTGCGGTATCATCTTCATTCATTGGAAATTCTTTCATCATGTAATCATCTTCTAGGAAATATCCTAGATAATCTACTTGCTTCTGCCAATCACGTTGACACCTAAGTTTAAAATCTTCTTCTATTCCCATCTTTTTATAGAAACATTGTTGTTCACTTAGGATGTTGAAATATTCGAGCCCTTGTTTCGAGTTGAGTCTTATAGGAAACATATCAGCCCTCCGAGCGCTCAATGAATTTGAAAAATTGAGGCAAGTCTCCCTCGAAGATAAGAGTCTCATAGTTCAACACTTGAATTGTGATGTTTGATGTTTCATCGACAATTACTACATAATTGAATTCTTCCGTTTGTTGGATTGGTACAAGATAAAATTGGCCGATTTCTGTCTTGAAGTGTGCAACCAACTGAGCAGCCAAGCAACCAGGACCGTTTGCGGATTTGTGTGGTGTGGTATCATTAAACCCGTTAACCACAATCATTCCGTCAAGGAAATTATATAATTCTGTTCCATGACCAGAAGGGTAACCATCGAAGTGCCGATACATACTGACATAAACGTTATTGGAGTTATCTTTGATTGTTGTGATGCAATGTGTTCCCATAATTTTCTCCTTACCACCAAGATGTATAAAATACTTTTTTGCCGCGGCCAATTTCTTCCATCGCGTCTTCAATGAAACTAATGCAATCAGTTTTCAATGTTGCATCATAACGGCTGTCTTCACCGAAGAAGAATCCACTCGTTTCTGGCAACAAATCTTTATTCATATCAGATTTTAAATTGCTCAAATCTTCCACAGTCAAATTGAGATTGACACAATTGAATCCATCTTCCTCCTCGACACCTCCCTTGGATTTATACAGATTAAACATCCAACCATGCAACGCATTGTGTTTGCGCCAAGCATGAATTTCTGTCTGTCCGATTATTTCTTTCACATGAAAATCTACTTCAGAGTCATACGCCTCACTTGGCACACTAATTGCACACATATCTAATCCCATAATTTTCTCCTTATGCTCTAATTAAACCTATTACATTTGTTATTAAAAAATAAAACGTGATTAATTCGATTGATTTTGATGCGTTAGAATTATGCAACAAAAACAATGTAGCTAAACTAGAAAGCAAAAACAAAACAAAACCGAATTGATTCATTCCTATGTTGAGAGCAATAATAGTAGAACCTGATATGGCACCAATCACTGCAATAGCATCTGCTACAATCTTCATTTGCCGCTCACCACAACACCATCGATAACTCGTGTCAATTCTTCTGCATAAACATCCTCGATGTACTTTGACATTTTCTTGTGTTTATCAGAGAAAATTACATCGTATAAATCTTTTCCTCGATTATAACACACTTGCACAGTACCAGATAGTAAGCGACCATTTACATTGAATATTAGACCAGAATCTACTATCCTTGGTTTAGAAAATCCCCAACACATCATAAGAGCGATACCACTATTATTGAAGTCATCCCTCCCAGCTTTGAGTTGATGTAGGATTGTCTCTGCAATTGCTCTAGCATCGATAGTCATGTTATGTTATCTTATTTAATTGATGATTGATTATTTCATAATGATAAATAATTGTCAAATGGTATAGGAAATCAATGACTTATGTGGTTATTTAATAAAAAAGAATTAAAAACTGAAGATATACCCCCAAAAGCAATTGGGTTTATCTACAAAATAACAAATACGTCTGATGGCATGTGGTACATAGGTAGAAAGTTATTGACTCGTGCTGCCACTAAAACAATTAATGGCAAAAAGAAAAAAATAAGAAAAGAATCAGACTGGACAGATTATTGGAGTTCATCACCAAAATTAATTGAGACAATTGAAAAAGAAGGCAAACAAAATTTCAAAAGAGAAATAGTACTATTTGTAGAAACAAAAGCAGCACTTACTTTATCAGAGGAATATTTTTTACACACTACTGGTGCACTCTTTGACCCAAAATGTTACAATGGAAACATCAGGTCTAGGATACAGAGGTCTTGGTTTACAAAAACACCAGATTTATTCAAAGAACTCCAGAAAATTAAATTTTGATTCCTCGATTAACTCGGCCTATCAGAAATCTGCATAGAACTTAACATTGTCATCGTCCCGGAAAATAGTACCAACTTTATATTGATTGTTGTCCTGTTCCTGAGGAGAAGCTTGTGTTTTACCAATATTTAACCAATCTTCGAGGTGTATCATTGGATTATATCTTGGGAATTTATAATCTCCACCAAGGTCAAGGAACTTATGTACAGGTGCAGCACAATACATAACCCATGCATTGACAGTATTAAGAGTAGCACCAACTAACTCGCGACCTTCACTGAACAAATATTCATTCCAAGCAAGTTCTATTGCAACAGACGAGTCAAACATCTTTTGAATTAATGGTTTGATTTTTTCATATGTCTCTCTACCTCTTTCTGTGGCGAGTTCAACACGTATAATTTCCTTAGCAAGTTCTACGTGAACTTCCAACTCATCTTGTGCTATCTTTTGAACCGCTTTTCCGACAGGTTGGAAATATCCAGTGCCACAAATAGTAAATGTAACTGAAAAGCTAGATGGGAATTGAATTCTCTCCATCATAAAAATGCCGATAATAGTTGCCAATACAATAGGATAAGCATCTTCTTTGCTCATCATACCCAAAGCATATTTATGGGATGCAACATAAGCATCATCCAGCACATCCTTGATAGCACTTAGACGGCTCAAACTTTCTTTTACTGATAGTATATCTTTCAACACCTCTTCTGGGTTGTCAAAACTCATTCTGACAATTTCAGAATATGTAGCGGCGTGTATAACCTCATTATCTGAAATTCTTTGATATGCAGCCCACAAAGAACTATCTGTAATGAACGGTGCCAGCAGTGGAGCGATGCTCCTCGATGCAATACTATCTGCTTCCCATTGCCACGCCAGCGTGCGAATCATCATATCATAAACTGGTTTTGGACAATTTTTGAAGTCTATTGCACACTGAGAATAATCGAATTCGTCCTCACTCCAATCAAGTGACTTCATCGTTTTGTATAAACCCCAAATCTTTGGGTAATGTTTATTGACAGTATCAAAAAGACCAAGGTCCTCTCCTAGAAATAGAGGGGGTTTAATCTTGTACTCTTCGTGATTCTTTTCTGAATTGAACACCTTTTTACTCATAACGTACAACTCCCACTGTGACATCCTCTTTCCTCTTGTTGTTCCACTTCTTTTTCTTCGATTTTTGGCATGAAAGCAGATTCCGTTGCATTTAAATCGCTACCAGCACTTGTTAGACTGTTCACGTAATAACGGCTTTTCATACCATATCTAACTCTATCAAGGTAATCGTTGACAATTGAAGAACTTGAAACTTTAGTTTCACCAATAACTTTTACATACAAATCTGCACTGATTGATTGGTCACACCACTTTTGAAAAACTGCATAAAACTTAATCATCGATGCTGTCGGAATATCAAAGGCAAGTTCGTACTTATTTTTTAATTTTGTACTATCAGGAGCAGACCAATAATTTACAGAAGTCTCGCTCGTTTTCATCAGATTAAGTTCGCGGGCTGGATATAATCCGTTGGTAGTGCCTGCTCCAACAGTAGAAGCTTCCCCAGGCATGTGAGCACACAACACAGAATTTCTTATGCCACCATTTTCGATGATGGCTTTGCGAAGACTTTCCCAGTCTCTTTTGTTTCCTACTGTTACTAATTCATCTACACGTTTTTCGTATGTATCAATAGGTAACCACCCGTTTGGCCACAATGTTTTGTGCATCCAAGTCGCATTACCGAGTTCTTTACCTAGTTTTAGTGATGCGTTAACCAAATGCCAGTAATGAGTCTCAGCCAGTTCGTGAGCAAAATCTAACCCCTCTTGTGAAGAATACTTCAACCGTTTTTTCGCCATCAAATGAGCAAGACCAAGAATACCTACACCAGCATTCATCCTAGACTTGGCTGTATGTTCTAATGATGGAAAAACATAATCCGTCATGTGAATAGTTTTATCTATCATCTTTAAAGCATAGTAACATGCTTTAGCATAATGTTCATCAGATTCTACGTTGCTGACTATAATTCCAGCAAGATTACACAGTGCAATCTCACCATCACCCTCTTCATAAGTCGTTTTATACAAATCTTGAACAGATTTGTAAGCTCTAGTAGGTTCTGCTATTTCTTGACACAAATTAGAAGAAACTATAGGTTCTTTGAACGGTGTATGTTTGTTCATCGTATCAGTTTGATGACCGTAATGAACACCAGTCTCATAAGCCTGAGTTTCAGCGCCCAACAGCATATCACGTGCATCAAATTCTTCCCTAAGACGACCTTCTTTTTCTGCTTTAATATACAATTTTTCAAAAAGATTTTCATCTTTAGAATATTGTGCATCAAATAATTCAGGGCAATCATAATAAGAAAATGATTTCACTTTTTCATTGCGAGCCACTTTACGAGCAAAGAATTTGTTGCTACCAAAACTGTAATGGCTACCTGCTATTTTCTTCGATGCTGGAGTCATAGGATGTCTTAATTTCTGAATTACAGCTGCCTCAGGGTCATAAGCAGTATAATGAGTTGTAACAGCGCCGCCCCTACCATTTTGGAGATTCGCTTGCACAGCACCAACCATCGCCCTAAAATAAGGAAGCTTTCCCTGATGCTCGATAAGACCACCACGAACTGGGTCCCCAAGCGTTCGTGTCTTAATGTGTGAACCGATACCAGCACTCATGCATGTCATCATATATGCTATGTGGTCTCCAGCAGCCAGACTCTTGGCATTATCATCTGTTACGTATAAGCAACACGATGCATATCCTCTTAACTTTGTACCTAGGTTTACATAATTTGGAGTAGGTGCGTTTAGAACATTATGAGCAAACAATTCATACCAATTCTTCACATGAATCAGCCTATCACAAGTTTCATCTTCAGCAAGTGCCATCGCCATACGCATATAAACAAACTGCGCAGTCTCATATTCCTTCCCGGTTACTTTATTGCGCAGCGCATACTTAAATCTAATTTGATTTAACTGATAATGAGGATATTTTAGATTAATTTTGTGGTCGATTATTTTCTCTATTGCTGTATAATCTGCATCGCTGTAGTTCAACTTAACCATAATACCATCATTAAAAAGTTCATCTTGAACTTCTTTAACTGTGGGTTTCTTATCAGAATAAATCAGGCGCTCGATTAAATTTGAATACAATCTACCTGCCATACGATTGTATTCCCACGTCTTGTAAGATAAACAAACTTTGATAAGTGTTTCTTGCAATTGTTGACTTGTGCACTCTTCTGGTGACTGATTCACTGCGTTAATAACAACAGCAGACCAATCTACATTACCAAGCGTCTTCGCTGCCCAGTCTCCCCATCCGTTCACTTTATTGGGGCTAAAAGATTCTTTTGAACCATCTCTCTTTATAATTGTTTTTATCATTCTTTAGGGTCTCTTATTGTTTGAACTTCATTTATTTGATGACACTTTATTGTTTGTCTGCTCTTTCGTGCGCTGCCTTATCTGAGTACTGCAATCCAGCATATCGAACACCGAGTTTGGCTATATTGTGAGATAGAGTTTCTTCTCTGCGAATTTTTAATCCTTGGCGAAGGCCCTCCAAATAGAATTCGATATCGCCGAGTTCCTCAATTACATTTTCACGGTCTATTTCTTTATTGTAGATAACGTGTTTCTTAATTGCATCTAACAACTCACCAGCTTCTCCAGAAATACCAACAGCCATGTGCAATGCATGTGCTTTTTCTGATGTCAAAGATTCGATGATAGCATCACCTGGTTTTACAAGCGCTCTTACCATTTCGTCATATTTAATTTCCATTTTATTTCCTTCCAATTAAGTCACAGTCAGTCCCAACAACATCATAAGTCAATTCAAAAATGTCCTTATCACAAATGTACAATTCACCATCTATTCCCTTCATTAAATAATCGCCGGGTCTACCTTGCTTATAATCACCCTCAAGGGTATCTACTCTGAATGACTCATCGATTTGTTTAGCAGAGACGACAATCGGTTTCTTTCTACATGGAAACATACCATCCACATCTTCAAATGTATCAAAGTATAACATAGATGCACCGGTTGGATTTAATAATCTTCTTTCCATTTACCTATCCTTATAACAAGTTTTCAAAAATTCAATGTACTCATCGATTGATTTGACAATAAATTCTTTACCATCAAAATCAAAAACACTCGTTGGCTTGATACCATCCCATTCATAAAGAAACCAGAAAACTTCTTCCGCATAATCTTTAAAATGTGCTTTAATTAAAGCATCGACCATAAAAGAAAGGTTTGTCACATGACTGTTATCAAAGAATGCATCACTTATTTCTTTAGGAATGCTATCTAAAAATTCATTAGACTTTGTATCATAATTTTTCAGTGTACGTAACAATTCTATATTATCTAAAATCATTTTAATTCCTTCAATTCGCATTTAATTACATCCCTCTACATTGATAGCTGGACATTCGTGTTCAGTGTTACCAACATCGTTGAACAAAAATGTCCATTTTTCCCTAAACAAAGATAAAAGAGGACACATGATTTGCCTGATTTGTGGATGAGCTTCTTTTGAAGTACGAAGTTCAAAAATCTTTCTCCATTCGCGTACATTTGCAGTAACTACGATTTCAGTTTTCAAAGAGTTTGGAAGAACTGAACGAGCTTCTTGTGGTTTAGCACCATGATTCAATAAGTTTAGGTAATATGTTTCTGCGTTTTGCATTGCATCTTTCCAACATCCGTACATATAGCCACCATCATCTTTATCAAAAAAGAACGGTTCAATGACAGTAATTTCAGAATCAAATTTTCCTTTTGAGTAATTGCAGTAGCGGGTGCTTTCCTGGGTGAATGATGCAATGCGGTGTCTGACGAGTTCATGTGTAACACCTCTATCAGTAATGAATTTGACAGTGATTACTCCATGCTCTAAAGTAGATTCGTGGTTTAGTGATTTGATATGGTCAATAATCTTTTCATCAGACCCATCACAAATTCTATCCTCTGATTTGTAAGCACAACGAATAGCTTTCTCAATAAGCTTAGTCATGTTTGGTGTGTATGACATAAGCTCGAAGCTAGGTTTAATTATTTTCATTACGTAATTTTCCAAGTGTTAAATTTCAATTGTGCAGCCAAGCCTTCATAAGTATTAGAATTAATTATATCAATCAATTCTTTGCTTGTCCATCCTTGCTTAACTAATTCATTAAGGTCTTTACCTGGTAAATCAGGTGGCATCATACATACTTTAAGACCGAGTTTAATCATGTCTGACACATTTTTCATAATTTGCTTATTGCGAATATCACAATCTGGTATATAAATCGCATTTTTATTCAAATATGAATGCAACTTGCCATTAGAAACAGCAATTGCATTTGGAATCATGAGCGAATCAATTTCGCCCTCTAATACATAAATTTGTTTATTATCATCCAGCCTATCCATGCCAAAGAATTTCTCTTTAACAGTATCATCGACAAAAATACGATAATATTTTTGTTTTTGAGTATCATCTAATGCTCTAGCTGTATAACCAAAAATCATCCCGTTTCTGTCTTTGAATGGTAAAACAATGCGAGGATGGTCTTCTTTCACATCAAAATCTTTAAACTTATCAGTATTAGATTTAGTCCACTCTATGAATTTGTCAGCATAATATATCTCGAACGTTTCAATGGGTAGTTTTCTTTTCGTACAGAATTTATATACTAGAGAATTTTTTGCCACAGTTCGCACTAAAGGTAAACTAGAAAATATATCTGGTATGTATTTGTGAGTAGCCGGTATTTCTTTTTCTTTTTCTATAAAAGCAACATCTTTGTGCATTCTTTCTTTGAATGTTTCTAAAGAATATTCTTGATATAGATTATTGTCGAACCATTTCAAAAAATAACCGAAAGACATTGACACGGAACAATTATGACAATAATAATTCAGTGCACCCATCTTTTGGGTGAAATATCCTCTTGCTATAGTTGACTTTTTCTTGGAATCGCCGCACACAGGACATCTACAATTCCAGACGTGATTTCCTTTTTCTTTAAATCTCAGTAATCTGGGGCTTATTATCCTCAGATATTTCTCCGCTAGATACAGGCTCATTATTTACGACTTCCACAAATTCACGATTTAAATTAAAATTATTACTTGAAAGCAAAACATGTGTTATTAACAACTCATTATTATAAAATGGTGTAACAGCACAGATGAAATGTTGTTTACCTTCAACACTAACTTCTCCTAAGACATTAATGTTTTTACCATCATTTAATTGTAAAACTGTCATGCTAATTTATCAACTATTGTCGATGAATTAACCAAATCATCACACCATTTTCTTGCTGATTTAGTATTTGAAAAACACTTGACTCTGAAGTAGCTATGAGCATCACTTTTAGCAATGATGAACACAGAGCCATCATAATTATTTGAGGAGACATGAAAAACAATTCCATTCCTTTCAATTGCATCTATAACAAAAATTTTGAAATTATTTTCTTGTTCTTGTTTTCTTTTGTGGTTTGACATTTTCTTCGACAATAACGTCTACCATTGGTGTAATATCTGATGTAACATTAGTAAAATATTCTATCGTAGATAAAGCAGAATATAATGCAATGTACGGATTTTCGCCTTCTACATATTTCGCTTGAATTGAAAATGTCGTGATAGGTTCAACAGAATCTTTATTTTTGAGTACTACTACCCATGCATTCCATTGTTCAAATTTAGAACCCCATATTCTTGTAATTTTGGCACACACATTATCATATGTACCAGTAGAGTCCATGTATGTGCCAAATATAGCCATGTTATTCTTCCTTTGTTTCTACTTGCTCGTCATCAACGGTCGGTTGCTCGATTTGACTCTGAGCTTTTGTTTTAATGAAATTAATTAAATCCATAGAATATTTAGCTGGTTGTTCAGCCAAATAATTTAACATCTGATTCACTTCGTCGAGTGTAAAAATAATATTTTGTGTTTCATCCATTATAATCTCCTTAATTTGTTACCTATCGTATATTTAGCAATTAATTGCCACTCATTTTTATCCTTGAAGGATAAAATCTTTACAGCGGACATTGGTGCAACATTAGCCGCTTTTTCTTCATCAATGACTTTAATTAAGCCCCATTCTTTAATCAATTTAATAATCAAATTTCGACGCTGAATATCTTCTTCGCTGATGTCAGATGGTTTACCGTCAATAGCAAACATTTCTTTGAAATGTACTATATAATAAGAACCTTGTTTATGTAGAATATGAGCACTTTGATATAGCACTTTATTCTTGTTTGATGCTACTCCCAGTCTAGTCAATGTCTCTTTCACTAAAAGAAAAGACTCTGGTTCTTTTAGTTCAATTTTAACACCATAAGGAATGCATTCACTCATTTTTTACCACCTTCAACCATCTGTTCTTTTAATTGTTTTAATGTGGCTTCGCTCATACATTTTACATACGACTCTGCCACTCTCTGGTTGACTTGATATAAATTCATCATCAATTCAACATAGATATTTATTGTCTCTGCTTTATGATACTTACCAAATCTTCTGGCTTTAGGTAAAGCATAATAATAAAAATCGTGTTGAATATCTTTATCTAGGTGAGTTGCTCTATTCATCACCTCCGCAAAAAACAAAGTGTCTATCGTATTAGAAAAAACACGATTGACCATCCATGGGGAATAATCTCCATCAGTAAATTCCAATGGAATTTTTTCGTTTATGTGTTTAATTACATCCCACAAAGTAGCCATTTATTTCCACACGATAGAAGGAGACATCATAATAGTAATTAAAAATGCCATACGATTTATCTCAACATCAGCAACGAAAGATTCTTTATAAGAAAATTCTGCTAATTGTAGAATCAATTCTGGTATTGATTTGGGTTCCATCTTTTCGGCGGCAGTGTCATAAAATAGTCTAAACAGATGTTGAGAATCTAAGTCTACGTGTTCTGCTACCCATTTTCTGACATCATTGAACTTCTTATTCTTCAATGCTAATATAAGTGCAGAGAATGCTTCATCTGACAAATTTAATAGAATACCAGAATCAATCTTGCCGCCGGCAGCATATCCCTGTAGTTCATTTAGGACAGAGCGAAAATCTGGAAATTTCTTCATCACCAAACCAGCAACAGCTTCTTTGTCGTATTCAATTGACTCAGCATTCAAAATAGAAAATACGCGCTTCAAGAATTTAGATGCAATTTTCTGTTTTTCTGCTGCCGAAATCTTAAAATCGATTACCTTGCATCTTGAATGAATTGGGTCGATAATTTTTGAAGCAAAGTTTGCAGTGAAAATAATGCTATGATTCTTGCCGAACTCTTCGATGAATCCTCTTAATGCTTGCTGAGCCATTTGAGACAAGCCGTCTGCCTCGTCTAGTACTGTGATTTTTCTAGCATCATTGAATGATACTGTCGATGCGAATTGAGTCAATCTAGTGCGAATCATATCTATATTACCATCTTTCGATGCATTAATAAATAATAAATCAGCACCCATTTCATTAGCAATAGCTCTTGCTAATGTAGTTTTGCCGCAACCAGCACCACCAACGAATAACATTGACGGTATATTACCAGAAGCGATTAATCCTTTGATTTGTTCTTTTGTTGCATCAGGAATAACACACTCATCGATTGTTTTAGGTCGCCACTTTTCAGCTAATACATCTTCCATGATTACTCCATAATAAAATTGGGTGAACAGTTTAGCGTCATGTTCAGGACAGCATAACAATTAATCTACTACAAAAACATCAACCAGCGTATGGTCGAATGCCAGTTACCTTTTTTCCGTTCTTTGCAAATTCAGCAACAACAGACTTGGATTTCGCATGACGACTGCGATAAACACCACCTTCTTCGCCATTCAAAGTAACAGACCAGAAATAACGGTCGCCATCTGAACCATGAGAATGAACTTTTTGCTTTTGTGCCATAAACAACTCCTTATAATTAAACAATATTAAAAAATGGGCAATCATAAAATCCGATGCTTGCCCAAGACATCGGAATTCTTATGCAAATGTGCTATCTGATTCTACTGCAATAATATAATGAATATTGATTGTATCATGTGTAAATCGAGAAATCATCTTATCAGAAATTTCTACTTTATATGAACCATCAATCAATTTCATTTTTGAAATTTTAAAGAGAATATTGAATTTTTCCTTAGTCTTTTCTTCAGTATCGAGTTCAAAGTCGTTGCCTGTAGTGATAGCCTTATCAAATACCTTCAATTTGATTGTCTTACCATCTCCATATACGCTCAAATCCTCGACATTCAAGATAGATGCCATACGCTGGAGTTTGGTCAAAGTTGTGGCACTTAAGAAAAATTCTACTGCTGGTGCAATTAACGCCTTTTCGATTTTATCTCTGTTTGTCGGAGGAGTAATTAAAAGAGAGGAATCTGCATAGATATAATTGACTTTCTGTTTCCCCGATTTAAATGTGACAGATTTTGTATCTAAAACGAGGTCGGGTTGTTCAAATGCAGACAGAACGCCCAAGAATTCACCCAAATTATAAATTGAGACCATCTTATCGAAATTATCACCCGATGTATAAGACGCAATAATATCTTTTGAGATAGATACCGTTTCGATTTTATCTCCAACATTAATAACGAGATTTGAATTGATACTATTGAAATTCTTCAATACTTCAACTGTTTCCTTAGACAACAACATTAGCTTCTCCTTCGATTGTTTGATTATTAGTAGTACTTAATTCATTATTAACCATGTTGAATCTGTTGTCAAATTCTGGCGTTGGAATTCCAGCAGATTTAAATAGCCATACATGTATCGGGAGCAAGAATTTCTTGTTTGAAATAGTAGACACGATTGCATTGCGGAGTGCCCGACCAGTCCGTGTCCCGTCTTCTTGCTTTTTAGCGATTTTCCTCCACAGACATGGTCGGTTTTTCATTGGTGTCTTTTTTCTGATTTTAGTTGTTGCCATTTTATTTTCCTTTATAATTGATGCAAATCATTCATACACACTCAAATAACCACAGTCGTACCCACGATTATAATTAATTGCTTCTTGATTTGTTGTACTTGAATAATCGAATTCTTCGAACGTTGAATCGATTGCATCTCGCTTACCGTCCTCAAAACCTGAATTGTAAGCAACATCATTTAATCCTGTTCTTGAATCGACGACAGCAGATGTCGTATAATCTTCTACTGAAAGCGTTTTTCTCCAATCAGAATCCTTTACTTCGCCGACGACAGTATATTGCCATGTGCGACCCTTAGCATTGTTATAATCAGCTGGAATAGAAACTACGTCAGCCGGATTGATTTTAACAAGAATACATCGGTCATTAGACCTAGAACAGCTGCCATAGTGACTCAAATAATCCTTTGAGCAGAAATGAAGGCCAGCAGAACAAGTGCGATTCCTGTCATCATCTACCGCATTTCGTGGCATGCTAACAGTTTTACCAATACTATTATCGAGTGTACCAGAATAAATGTCCTTGTAATCGTTCTTGACGATTTTGTAAGCAATGAAATGTCCATCTTCAGTAATCGGCAACTCACATGCTTCGAGGAATAGATACAACTCATCCACGGCAGTCTTGCTCGGATTATCATACATATTAGAAATGAAGTTAATAAGGGGCTGAGAATCTAACACCTGCTCATTCATCTTCATTATCCTTTTCGTGATAGATGGATGTAATTTAACAGTAATATCATGTTCTCGAATATATACAAATCCATCTCCATCCTTTACTGTAATTTCTACATCGCCATAAGAATCGCTGGCGGTAAAATTGGAGACGATATATTTAGCATCCAATTTAAAAATTGCATCATAATCACGAACTACCAACAACTTAAGTGCCTTTTCATAGCGAGCGTCATCAGTATAAAATTTAACTTGGTCACCTGTACTCGTATTAAGCACAAGAATCGAATCGTCTGTTACCACGTCAACATATTGCATTTGTTTCTCCTTAAAATTATTTTCCACACAGTTTAATGTAATCAACTACTCGCTCAACATCTTTACTATCAAAGTATCCAGTAATAATATATCCAAGCATCGGATATGCTTTTACTAACCTCTCTTTATAATGCTCTTGAACATTATCTAATATGTATATTTCTGGATTCTTATTTAACAATTTAGCACACTTAGACAATATATCATATTGCCTCAGAATAGTCAAATCTTGTTTACTTTCTTTTGTTAAAATGATATCAGCGAGTATTTCACCTGCAATACTATTCGCTGGTAGAGATTTGAACAAAGTCGAGTCTTTTACCATTTTGCCAATAAAACTATTAGAATAAATGTTATTGATTTGTTGTAGCTTTTTAACCAATATAATTTCATCTTTTTTCTTGTAAATGGATTTATATTTTTTTTGCAGCCAAACATTTGTCGAGATAGCCCATTTTGGAGGAACTGTATCTTTTTTAATGAACACAAAATCAACATCAATACTACCACCGAATTCCTTAAAAAATGCTGCATCTTTATCATCAATAATCGATTTTATCGAATTAGCCCTAGAGACACGAATATACACATGCTCAGTAGTAGTATCAAAATCACTTTCCTTTTTCCTAGTCAGACTCGTGTTGATTATACTAAACAACTCCGACTCGATTTTTTCTTTACTATAACGGTGTACATGTGGAAGTTCCATAGATGAACCTAGAATCTTATTAAATCCTTTTGGAATAATATCCCATAACACCTTATCTAGGATGATGGCAATTGAACCATCTGGTGCAGTGGAACTTAACATATGTTTAACTCTAGCTGGAGTATTTTTTACATCTCGGAGCACAAAAAACAATTTATTTTTGTCAGTGCATGTAAATGAGATAAAATCTGACTGTCCTATTTGTTTTCCTCGGCCGTACCTGATGTTATTATATCGCCATATTACAGTACCACATTTAACTTTAAGACATTTAATACCATTGTGAGCCTGTACCGATGTAGTATCTTCTAATCCTCTAGGAATCGGCACAATAAAATCATTCAATCTATTAAAATCAGTATTAGACAAAAACACATCTTTCGATTCGGTCGCAAGAGATATAATGGCATTTGTGTTTAATGCATATTTTTTCTTAAATTCATTCGCTGCGACTTGATAATCGAAGATATTTTTTTGCGGTGAAATATCTTTTTTCCACAACACCAACAATTGTGACCTA